GGGGGGGAGGTTTACCTCACTATTGATGTATGGTAACAAGAAACGTAAGTATGGCAAGCCGAGTACGTTTTCGTTTGCCGATGCGGCGAATGCCGTATCGGGCGCGACGCGTGTGGCCGACCTCATTCGTTCGTACACGAACACGCAGACTCAGACCAGCCGCTCGGGCTACATCTCGCTGGAGCCAGGTTCGACGACGCAATCGCGTTTAAGCAAATTTCGTAAGCCGCCCAAGTGGCGCATGTATAAGAAATTGCACTTCACTGACGGGTATAATGCTGTGTACAGCTATAACAACAACACCCGCTTTGAAGGTCCTCCTGGCGTCCAGTCAATCCACAGGGTCACTGAGACTTTTCATGAAGCTGACATGTCCTTGGTGTATACCAAATTATTGGATCAAGCAATGATCGATGCAAATTTGTATCCTTCTATCAACTTCTTTTTGAAGTCTGTCAAGCTGAAGTCTCATTTTAGTAATCCTGCTAACATTCCGATTACTTTTTGGATCTACGATGTCTTTTATCGTAGTAACATGCCTCCTATTGCCACGTTTGGTGCTAGCAACCCTGTCACTGCGTGGGCCAGCGGTTTAACTGAACAACAAGACACAGTTAATGGAGCTGTTATTCCCTATGCCACTCCTTTCACATCCCGACAATTTACCAAGTATTTTAATGTGGCGAAAGTCACAAAAGTTACGCTTGGTCCCGGGTGTGATCATGTTCACCATTTCAAGCATTCTCCCAATCGTAAATTTAACGATCAGCAAAATGATGCCATGGGCACTGCTGGATTTTATGGAAATCTAAGCCACCAACAATTTGTTGTAATTTTGGGTCCTATCGGTAATGTAGCTACTGTTACCGATGGGGTTGCTCCTGCTGTCTCTTACATGAAGACAGATCTTAATTGTATTACGTTTAAGGAGTATGCTACTGGTTGTTCTGGAAGTGATTACAAATCATCCTATTATGTCAACAATCTTAGCACTTCTGCTAGTCTCGTACGTATTGTTACAGACGCTCCAACTGCCGCTGGTGAAGTTCCAGCATAAAATAAATCAGATCTGGTATAAATATTAGTTACACTTTATGTTTTCACTTGTTTTCATAGCATGATGGGCAATGCCACTACCATTAAGGCCATCCCAGCTCGAGGTTCCGTGTTCGAGTCCAATGAAGGACATTCTTTCTGTGCTCGCTGTGTACGTTCTGCCATCCGGGACATCAAGAAATGTCACTACGTGAACTCCTTTGATAGGGTTCAGGTACAACGGTTCTTCATCCGTTGTAATAAATAACTTTTTGGTTCCGGGGTTAGGTCCTCGCCGGCAGGCGATGGTTAGGAAGGTCTCGCCGTTAGGCGATGGTTACGGGTTCCGGGCCAGCGCAGCGTTTTATGGGAGAATATTTTAAATAAATACCCTGGTAAGTTAAACCCTGGACGGCGTTTTTCGTCTAAGCCACATGCCCTCATTCTACAATGGAAAGCGATTCTTTCTCACTTATGCCCGATGCGAGTCTCTCCCTGCAGACCTGGTTGGATTCCTTCAATCCAGAGCCGACGTGCGCTACTACCTCGTTGCCCGCGAGTTGCACGAGGATGGCACCCCACATTTGCACGCTTGCGTCGAGTTTACCAACACCGAGAGACACGGCGTGGACTGGCTTGACTTTGAAGGCAAGCATCCCAACAAACAAGATCCCCGCAAGTGGGAAGCCTGTAAGCAGTACTGCAAAAAAGATGGCGAATTTTTGGAAGACGCTCAAACGGCCCTCGACAACGCAGTTGGGGCCCTGGCACCTAGTCTTGAATGCGCCTCGTTCGAAACTCAAAAGGATTGGTTCGACCACTGTATGCAAAACAAGTATGCTTTTGCCTACGCCACATGGATGTGGGACTATGTCCATCCGGATTCTCAGACCATGTTAGATGACACTTACCCTGGAGCTATGGTATCGCACTTGCAAGCTTTTAAGTTTGTTCACGATCTTCATCGCTGTCTTATTCTTGTGGGCGATTCTGGCTGTGGAAAGACCACATGGGCCAAGATCAATGCGCCGAAGCCTGCGCTCTTTGTCTGTCATATAGATGACATGAAGTTGTTTCGTAAAGGTTATCATGTCTCGATCATCTTCGACGATGTCTCTTTTGCCCACATCCCAGTTACTGCTCAAATCCACTTGTGCGACTTCGATAATCCTCGTTCTATTCATTGTCGCCATACTGTTGCTCGCATACCTGCTGGTGTATGGAAGATATTCACCTGCAATGCCGGGCGGCTGCCCTTGATCACGTCAGATCCTGCCATTAAAAGACGTGTCAAAGTAGTGAATGTTAAATAAAGACCAAACTACTCTCTTTTATCTTCCTCCTCCTCCCCCCCTATAATATTACGGGGGGGAGGTTTACCTCACTATTGATGTATGGTAACAAGAAACGTAAGTATGGCAAGCCGAGTACGTTTTCGTTTGCCGATGCGGCGAATGCCGTATCGGGCGCGACGCGTGTGGCCGAC